TAACTGTAGCTGATGACCCTGTAGAAGAAGAGGCTGTAGCCGAAGAGTAATTTTGACACAAAGCGTGTAATCATACAGAGTATACGAAATTAAATTAAATCAAATAAAATATGTCAGATAAGATTGTTAAAAATCTTAGCTTTGGTGATGATGCCAAGGTTAAGATATTTGAAGGTATAGATAAATTAACAAAAGCCGTCAGCTCTACTTTAGGAGCCGGTGGACAATGTGTGATCTTAGAGGATGGTAACGGTAGACCTGTTATAACCAAAGATGGTGTAACGGTTGCTGATTCAGTAACTCTATTAGATCCTGTAGAAAACATGGGTGCTACGCTTTTAAAGGAAGCTGCTAGAAAAACTGTAAAAGAAGCTGGAGACGGAACAACAACAGCTACAGTACTGGCTCACTCTATTTTAAACAAAGCTTACGAAGCTTCTAAGGATAATAACATTAGAATTATCAAAAACGGTATTGACTCTGGTGTTGACAAAGTAATAAAATACCTAGAAAGCAAAAGCATAGAAGTTAGTGGTGATATGCTAATGGACATAGCTACTATCAGTTGTAACAACGATAAAGAGCTAGGAAAAACAATAGGCGAAGCTTTTAAAGCTGCCGGCGACAATGGGGTTGTAGTAATGGAACCTACAGACACTGAAGATACTAGTTTTGAACTAGTAGATGGTGTACAATATGAAAAAGGTATTACAAATTCTCATTTCGTTACTAGTAAAGAAAAAAGAGTTGCTGAATTAGATAATCCTTTAATACTATTGATAGAGTCACCAGTTGAGTCTATAAGGCAAATACAGTCAGTATTAGAGTATGTAATATCTAACAACAAGTCATTGCTGATTATAGGTGATTTAGATCCTAAAATTACATCAACTTTAGCTATGAATAAGGTTAAAGGTAATATCAAGGTAAATGTTATTGATGCTCCTACTTACGGTGTTAATAAGAAAGATATGTTATCTGATCTATCAGTTTTAACTAATGCAACCGTGATAAACGAAGACTTAGGTGATGACTTAGATATTATAAGTCCAAACTTGCTGGGTCAATGTAAAAAGAGTATCACAAGTGATTATGAAACCATATTACAAGTAGATACTGAATCTGAAGAAGTCTTAGAGCTAATAAAAGAAGTTAAGGCTCAAATAGAAGAAGCTAAAGCTCCTGGAGATATAATAAGATTAGAAAAAAGATTATCAAGATTATCAGGTAAAGTAGCTATTGTTAAAGTAGGTGCAAACTCTGAAATAGAGTTAAAAGAAAAATCTGATAGAGTTGAAGACGCTATATGTGCAACTAAAGCAGCTATAAAAGAAGGTATTGTATCTGGTGGTGGAATCGCGTTATTAGACGCGTCGCTAAAAACTAAACCTAGTAACATAGGTGAAGAGATACTGCTAGAAGCTATTTTAGCGCCGTTTAAGAAGATATTATCAAACGCAGGTGTTGATGTTAAGGTGTCTGAAAAAGAAGGTGTAGGATTTGATGTTATAACCGGTGAAATGGTTAATATGATTGATAAAGGTATTATAGATCCTTTGTTGGTTACGAAAAGCGCTTTAAAAAATGCTGCATCAGTTGCTACGACTATATTGTCTACAGACTGTGTAATTAATAACTTAAGAGTTGGTGATGAAAGCGGTAGGTAACAATATATTAATCGAAAAGATTAAAGAAGAGGCTATATCAAAAACTAAAGGTGGTTTATTACTAACAAGCAGCCAAAAGCAAGATGTTAGGTATAAACAAGCTACAGTTGTAAACTGTGGTGATTTAGTTAAAGGTGTTAAGAGTGGTGATTCTATTTATTATGATATGCATGCAGGTCATAGAATAGAAATTGACAAACAAGTTTTTTATGTGATTACACTTAGAGATGTTGTTGTTGTTTTATGAGGCTAGAAGCTAGTGATATAAGAGATATTAATCTTTTAAAACATTATAGAATAATACGTAAGTGGGCTTGTAGAAACAACGACTTAAATGATGCTGATATAGAGCTTTTAATATATCTTGATTGCATGGACATGTTTACTAAGGAAGATTTTAAAACAGGTACATATTCCTACAGCTGGGACAACAGGAGATGGAATAGGTTATTAAAAGAAGGTTGGATAACAGTTTGGCGTAAGAGAAACAGAACAACTCAAAAGTACCATATATATAAAGTTTCCTTCAAAGGCAAGCAACTAATAAGTAGGATATATAGAATAATGCTAGGTCATGAAGATATACCTACAAGTACTAAAAGAAATAGTATCATGAAAGGTAATACATATACCGACAAGGTTTTAATTACCTCTATAAATAACGTTAACAAAGATAAAAATAGATAATTATGAACGAAAAATATCAAGTTGATCCACTAACTGGCATGCCTGTTGTGAGTAATCAACAAGCTCCAGCTGCTCAACCTCAGCAACAAGAAATGACTACTATACCACCAGCTGCTTCTAGCTTGGTTTCACCATTTAGCCCAAAAGCTATGGAAGTTGGCAACAGTGTCATGGGTACAGTAGAGCAGAGACAGCAATCACTAGGTAATAGCACTCCTCTTTTCAAGAAAAGTTGTGGAAGCTATAAAAAATAAAAATATGGAAAACATGAAACAAAAAGCACAAGGACAAGTAGGTGAAAATACTTTATGGGATGGGCCGTTAAGCCAAGAAGGTAGACCTCACGGTCAAGGCTCTAGCTCTGGATCAAAAGGTATGAAGTTAAAACTAGCGGACTGTGGTTGCGAAAGCTTAAAAGGACCTATAACTTCTAGAGCTAAAGGATAGAGCTATGCCGTATATTCAACCAAGCAAAACTCCTTTGTTAAAAGTTGATAAGTCTAAAATGGCTTGCAATAAACCAAAGAGAACTCCTAGTCACCCTAAGAAGTCACATATTGTTAAAGCTTGTGCTAACGGTAAAGAGAAAATAATAAGGTTTGGTGAACAAGGAGCTAGCACTGCTGGAGCACCTAAAAAAGGTGAATCGGCTAAAATGAAAGCTAAAAGAAAATCTTTTAAATCTAGACATGCTAAGAATATAGCTAAAGGTAAGATGTCTGCAGCTTATTGGGCTGATAAAGTAAAATGGTAATATGGCTTTTAAATTAAGGAGTTCTGAAAAAGTAATAGACAATACACCTATATATAGAGTTGATATGGAAGACGGTGTGTTAGGTATGGCTAATAAAAACGGTAGTATACTTATAAATAAGAACCTTTCTCCTCTAAAAGAAAAAGAAGTTATAAAACACGAAATGATTCACGTTGATCAAATTAAAAGAGGTGATTTAACTTATGACAATAACAATGTTTATTGGAAAGGTAAAAAATACTCAAGAAAAACTATGGATGAAGGTAATAAAGAACTTCCGTGGGAAAAAGAAGCATACACTAAGACTAAATAATTATAAATAAATAAACAAATGGCTTACAAGCAAGAACCAGGGAGAAGTCCTTTAGAAAAAACAGGTAGAGATATTCCTTTAAACATGAAGTCACCAGCATATATGACAGATGGTCCAGGCGATAAAGAAGAAGAAGCGAAAGAAACTTCAGACAATAACCAGAAATCAGAGGCTAACCTACCAGGTTACAAACCCTTGAGCAAGAAAAGTTATTTCAGTGACAAGAACGATTTAGGTAGCCAAGTCGCTAATTCGTTAAATAAGGCAGCTTATGAAAAAGACTCTATAAAACATAGAAAGAACGATTTAAGGTTAAATAAATTGAAGCCAGGGTCTAGAGTACCAGGTACAAGGTATATTATAAACGATTATAACTCTGATACAAATTCTTTTGAAGCTAGAGATAAAGGTACTTTAAATAAAGTTTCAATAAGTAGAAGAGAAATGGTTAATAAAATGAAGCCTGGTGGAAAGAATTACCAAATAAACCCAAAAAAAATAAAAGCATTTAAAAGGTATAGATAAGGAGTTAAAGACGGCATATAATGAAAAAGATATTTCAATGGCTTACTGGTGGTGTTATCAAAGAGATAGGTAACACTATCGATAAGTTAACTACTACAGAAGAAGAGAAGCTGGAGATAAAAAAACAAATCCAAGAAATACTAGAAAAAGCAGACAGTGATGCTCAAGTACAAGTTACTGAGCGTTGGAAAGCTGATATGGCTAGCGATAGTTTCTTATCTAAGAATATTAGGCCTTTGGTTTTAGTGTTCTTAACGTTTGTTTTTACAATTTTAGCTTTTTTTGACGGTAACATTGGAGGCTTTACAGTTGCTGAGCAATACGTACCTATATTTCAATCTTTATTGATAACTGTTTATGGAGCGTATTTCGTAGGTAGGACCTGGGAAAAGAATAAAAAATCAGGTAATAATAAATAAATGAAAACAATTAAATTAAATCAAATGGAAAACAAAATTGAAAAATCAGAGTTAGAGCAGTTATTGGCTTTAAAAAACAAGCAGGATCAAGCTGTGTTTCAAGTTGGAGCTTTAGAGTCTCAAAAACATATGGTACTACACGCGTTAGCTGATGTAAACCAAGAGGTTGAAGAAAACAAAAAGTCTTTAGAAGAAAAGTACGGCAAAGTTAGTATTAACCTACAGGATGGTACTTACGAAGAGATCGTAGAGGAAGCTGAAGAAGTTAAAGCTTAACAAGATGTCTAGTGTTATAAGAAAAATAAGCATAGGTACAGATTACAAAAATGAAGCTATGCACTACTCAGTTAAACAAAACGTTTACGGTGGGCACGAGATATGTAGTATAATTCACGATGAATCTGATTCCTCTTATAACATATACATCAAGAAAAACAACGAGGTTATGCCATGGAAGAAATTTAATTCTAACATGGCAATATCCGTTGAATATGATTTAGAGTATTAATGAGAGGTGTTTTTGATTTTATAGTGGAACCAGTTAATGGTAGATACGATAATGAAATTAAAGTTGGTAATAAAAAACTAATAACAAACTCAAATATAGAGAACTTTAAGTTCATTAGTAAAAAAGCTAAAGTAATATCTACTCCAACAGCTTTTAAATCACCTATAAAAAAAGGTGATATAGTTGTAATACATCACAATGTGTTTAGGAGATATTATAATCAGAAAGGTGAGGCTGTAGATAGTAGCAAATTGTTTAAGGACAATACATACTTTTGTCAGCCAGATCAAATTTATCTATATAAAAGAAAAGATAAATGGAAAGCTTTAGGTAATAGGTGTTTTGTAATGCCTATAAAAAATACTGATCCATTCTCGCTAGATAAAGAGCAAAAATGTGTTGGTATATTAAAAATCGGTAATAGTTCGTTAGAAGAGCTAGAAATAGCCGAGGGAGACTTGGTTAGCTATAAACAAAACAGAGAATTTGAGTTTGTTATAGATAACATGAGAGTTTACTGTATGGAATCAAATGATATTTTATTAAAGCATGAATATAAAGGAAACGAAGAAGAATATAATCCAAGCTGGGCAAAAAGCAGTTGAGGAGCTTATAAAAGTAGCCAAAGAGGCTATTGTAGATTCTGACGATGATATAAGCGCTGACAGATTGAAAAATGCTGCTGCAACTAAAAAACTAGCTATATTCGATGCTTTTGAAATATTAAGCCGTATAGAGGAAGAGGAAAATTTATTAAAAGAAAAACCTAAGAGTGCTGAAAACAAAAAAGTATTTAAAGGTTTTGCTGAAGGAAGATCTAAGTAATGTATAAGCAAACACTTGTAAACACGGTAAAGGATCACATAAAGCCTTCTATACTAAAAAGAAACAATAGGTATAAAAAGTGGGAGAAAGGTTATAACGCTGAGCATGATGTGGTTATAATAAGTAGCGACGGAACTATAGGTGAAATTATAGAAATACAAAACCTAAAGATAGCTCTACCAAAAGAACCTAAAGAAGTACACAAGTGCTCTGATGTTAAAGAAGATCAGATTTGGAAAAAAATAGATTACCCAAAAGAATTAACTAGAATAAAAAGTGTATTTGATTGGAACAAGTATGATTCAGATTTTAAAGAAACCTGGTATGATTACATAGATGAAGAGTTCAATAGACGTGATCAAGGTTTTTGGTTTAAAAACAACGGTAAATCTACTTATGTAACCGGTACACATTACATGTATTTACAATGGTCAAAGATCGATGTAGGTGCGGCAGATTATAGAGAGTCAAATAGATTGTTCTTTATTTTTTGGGAGGCTTGTAAAGCTGATAACAGGTGTTATGGTATGTGTTATTTAAAAAACAGACGTTCTGGTTTTAGCTTTATGTCTTCGGCTGAGTTGGTTAATCAAGCAACTATGTCATCTGACTCTAGATTTGGTATATTGTCTAAGTCTGGTGGTGACGCGAAGAAAATGTTTACAGATAAAGTTGTACCTATAAGTATAAACTATCCTTTCTTTTTTAGACCTATACAAGATGGTATGGATAGGCCTAAAACAGAATTAGCTTACAGGGTTCCAGCTTCTAAATTAACTAGAAGAAAGCTAAATGAAGGTGTAGACGAAATAGAGCTTGATGGAT